ACACGGCGTGGGAGTATAGCCCGCGCTTCGGGCGGGTTCTGGCGACGCTTTTTAACGAAAAGGTAAGCAAAAACCGCCGTATACTCATTCACGCAGGGAACTACCCCAAAGATACGCTAGGCTGCGTTTTGATAGGTGCGAAAGCGGATGAAAGAGGGATTTACGATAGCAAAAAGACACTTGAAGCCTTTATGGAGCGAGCCAAGAATAAGCCGCTAACCGTAGAAATCATAAACAAGGGTGTTTGATGGGATTTTTGGCGACTAAACTTCCTATTGTAGGCTTTGCATTGGCCGCGCTTTTAGGTTTTGCTTGCATAAATTTGTTCCTCGAAAATTCAAGGCTAGAGGGCGTAAATTCCGTCTTGCTTAAAGACCTTGAAAGCGAAAAAGAGAAAAACGAGCGATTAACCAAGGACTACACTACAGTCAAAAACAATCTAAGTACCTGCGATACAGCTCTTGCTTCACAAAACGAAGCTATAAAGGCTACTGCGGTAAAGATCGACGATACCCCGTCAAAAGAGGCCGAGCGGATAAAGAAGATCTACGTCAAAGATAAAAGTTGCGAAAGCGAGCTGGCTGCATATAAGGAGCTGTTTAAATGAGAATATTAGTGTTCTTTATGGTGCTCATTCTACTTTTTTCAGGCTGCGCGAATAAACAAGTGCCTGAGCCTAGTGTTGTATATAAAGAAAAATATATGCCCGTAAGGTGCAATGCTAAGATGCCCGATAAGCCAAAAGACGACGGCAAATTTGAGATGCATAAGGCAAAGATGATCTATTACCGCGATTGCGAAAAAAAACTAAAACAATGTCTTGGAATAAAGGAAGAAGATGGAAAATAGCGGCTTAAATTTTAGTGATGAGATAAGAGAGACAGCTGGATTAATAAATTTAGCTGGATCATGGGGTTTAAATGAATTTATCGTCTTTATGGCGATTTTTGGCTTTATCGGTTTTGTGGTGGTCTTTTTGCTGCTTAGTAGATATACGAGCAAAAACACTGATTTGATGATCGATGTGGTCAATAAAAATAGTGAAGCGATAAATAAACAAAGCAGTGCCACTGAAAAACTAAGCGATATTTTGGCAGCAAATTTTGCCATAAATAAAGAGAAGCTCAATGAAATACATGATGATGTAAGAGAGATCAAGCATAGCGTAAAGTACACAAGAACGCCAAGAAATAAAAAATTTAGCGAGCATATAACGAAAGGAGATATGGAATAAGGCTATAAAAATGCGAAGTATCACACAGCTAGACGAGGCGAGTTTAAATTTTTAAACGCAGCGTATGTTTTATACGTGAGTATTAAAAATTTGAAATCAACGAAGTATAGCAAAGTGAGACAAGCAAGCTTTATTTTGTAATAGAAAATGATAGAGGTTGGAATTATAAGTGAAGTAAGAGATGACCGTGCAAAAGTTGCCATTGGTTCGATGGTAACTGATTTTTTGCCGGTATTTCAAGCACATGCCAACTCTTATGCAGTGAGCTTTTCGCCAATACGTGTAGGAGAGCAAGTGCTAGTGCTACCTGTGCATGATGAGTTAAACTCAGGCGTGGTGCTTCGTGGGCTTTATCAAAGTTCTCACAAGGCAGACGCTACTGATAAAAAGGTGCATGTAAGTTTTGAAGATGGAGTAAAGATGAGCTATGACAGCTCTAGTTCGTGCCTTGAAATTTCATCTCCAAAGCTTATAAACATAACTTGTGATAACGCAAATGTAAAGGCTAAAAATGTGATGGTAGAAGCTAGCGATACCACTATAAAAAGTCCAAGCATCAAGCTACTTGGCAACACTTTGATACAAGGGGCGATAAATACAGCCGGAGTTGGTGGTGGTAGTGGTAGTTTTGAGATAAACGGAGATGTAAGGATCACTGGCTCAATCACAGCAGGTGGTAACGCAAGCTTTGGTGGTAGCGTAAGTGATGGACGTGGCAGCCTAAGCGATCATACAAATAACGGACTTGCGAGGGATTAGTGATGAAATATCTAATTGATATAGAAAATTCTATCAAAGACATACTCCTAACTCCGCTTGGCTCAAGGGTGATGCTACCTGAGTATGGTAGCAGAATTTTTGAGCTAATAGATCGCAAGGTAGATGATGAATTTCGTGCTGATCTGGCATGCTTTGTGATAGAGGCGGTTGAGAAGTGGGAAAAGAGAGTAAAGATCGATGAAGTTCGTCTTATGGGTCTAAAAGATCATAAGCTTAGCTTTAAAGTAGTGCTTATGAGTGGTGATGAGATAGAGGTAAGGATATGAGTTTTATCTATAAACTGCAGTTTGCGAGTAGCAAACATAGCTTTAGGTGGGGGAGTGAGCACATTATAGGACACCAACTGCTTGGTGTCTGTGTGCGAGAGAGTGAGCGGAGCATATCGTTTTCGATGCGAGCGATGGGCGTGAAAGCGCTCGGAACATGGGCTATGCTCATGTGAGGAGTAAAAAATGAATTTAAAACAACTTCCATATCCAAATGTTATTGAGGTGCTTAAATATGATGAAATTTTAAATAACATTAAAGAGCTTTTTAAAAGATATTTAACTAGCGATACCGAGCTTTCGCCAGCAAAGTCTGGCACATCTTCAGTGCAGGGTCTCGCCGAAGGGGCGAGCCGCAAAGACGGGCTTAGCTCGTCTGCGGAGTTAGAATTATTAGAAAGTGACAATTATTCGGCACTTCTTGAAACGCTAGCTTATAGAGAACTGCTCTTGCGAGCCAGGATAAATGATAGTGTTAAGGCTATGTTGCTGCCATTTTCTACTGGAAACAACCTTGATAACATAGTAGCGATTTATGGCATAGAGAGATTAAAAGGCGAGAGACCAACGGCGCAGTGTGAGTTTAGTCTTTCAATGCCAAGAAGCAGCGATACATATTTGCCAAAAGGGCTAATTTTACGCAGCGAAAATGGTGAAATAGCTAGTTTAAAAAGTGAAGTTGTAATAAGAGCAAATGAGCTAAAAGCTGTTGGAGTGATTATCTTAGATGAGTTTAAAAAAACCAGCAAAGTAAAGTGTGAATATATCCAAACACCGCTGCCTTTTGTGCTAAAAGCAAAGCAGCTCAGTGAGTTTGAAGGCGGAGCCGAGCGTGAAAGCGATGATAGGCTAAGAGAGCGTGCAGTTTTAAGCCTAGAGCGTTTCTCAACTGCAGGCAGTGCTAAAGCATATACTTATCAAACACTTAGCGCAAATGCAAAGGTGCTGGAGTGCAGTGTGCTAAATGGCGGTGCTGGAGTGGTGCAAATTTATCTAAAAACTACTGACATGAGCGAAGAGACTAGAGCTGATGTGGAGAGCTTTTTAAGTGCCGAAAAGGTCAGGCCACTAACTGATAATCTAAGCGTGTTAAATGCTACAAAGATAGACATAAAGGTAGTAGCCACTCTTGAGCTAACAGACATGCTCTTTCAAGATGAAATTGCTAAGAGTATCTCAGCTCTGCCAACTAGCCTTAGCCTTGGAGAGGATCTAAATTTAAGCTACATCTATAAAAATCTACATCAAAACGGCGTTTATAGAGTAAGTCTTAAAGAACCGCTTAATGATAAAAAGATAAGCGTAAAAGAATTTGTAAATTTAAGCTATGAGATAAGCTACAAAAAGGCTGAATTATGAAATTTGATTTATTTTTTCTTAGCTTTTTATATAAGGGGACAAGTGGGGCTACTTACGAAGCGACCCCCTTATCCCCCTATAACCCCCAAACCCCTTGCACGTTAGCGGTGGCACTTCGTGCGATCTTTGTTCTTTTTTGGAGGATCAAATGAGCCTATTACCTAATCACAAAAGTAAATTTGATAAGAAATTTGACTTGCTTTTTGGCGTAAGGTTTGAGGATCTAGACATTGGCGTCATAAATACTCTTGCAAACAAAGCTCCAAAAAATTTACTGCCAGTGCTCTCAGCTAGCTTTGATGTAGATATTGATGGATTAAGCGAAAATGAAGCTAGAGAGCTCATAAAAAACGCTTTTGAGATACATTACTACTCAGGCACTTTTTATAGTCTAAATAAAGCATTAAGCGCACTTTATACAGATGCTAAGGTGAAAGAGTGGTTTGATTATGCAGGACTACCTTATCACTTTAAACTAGAGCTTGATGCAAGTAAAAATGGAGTAAGCCCACAGACACTAAAGAGATCTGATGAGATCATAAACACCTACAAAAACGTGCGTAGCGTATATGATGGAGCAAGCATAAAAGCGACTGCTAGCATAAATTTAAAAGCCTACTCTTACACATTTAGCGGTGAAAACATAAGCGTAGATCCTTATGTAGTCTCAAATATAAGCCAAAGAGCAAGCTTTAAATTAGGAGCTACTACGCAGATAAACGAGATCATAAGCATACCAATCAATTTAAATGCTCAATTTTTTAGGTAATAAAATTTAAAAGGAAAGCAATGAAACAATATACACTTCTAACTGCAAACGGCATCAATAAGCTTTTAAAAACAGCTAGCAATGGAAGCAAGATCATACTAAAAGAGGTGGTTGTCAGCGATTTTGATGGCGAGCTAAGTGAAAGCATAACAACTATACCAAATGAGAAGTATAGAGGTGCAATAAATGCAATAACAATAAACGAGAGTGACAGCAACATTCTTGATGTTGATGCGATAATACCACCTGAAGTTGGCGGATTTTACATAAAAACTGCTGGTATTTTTTGTGATGATGGCTCACTCTTTGCAGTAGCGCGTCTGGCCGACACATACAAGCCGCTTTTAAAAGAGGGGTCAAGCAAAGATATAACGCTAAATTTTAAACTTCAAATTGCAAATGCAAATGAGAGCATCATTTTAAAAGTTGATAATAACGTAGTGCTTGCCACAAGAAAGTGGAGCGAAAATCAATTTTTAAAAAAGACAGACAAGATCGACGCATACACCAAGCAAGAAAGCGACAATAAATTTGCGCTAAAAACCGAGCTAACGGATGGCTTGCCAATAGGTGCATATCTGAGCTATCCAAGCCAAAAAACTATCCCTGCTGGCTTTATGATAGCAGATGGTAGAAGTCTCAAAAAAGCAGAATACACTGAGTTATTTGATGTGATAGGCTACACATACGGCGGTAGTGGGCAGAATTTTAACTTACCGAATTTTGCCGATGGCAAGTTTATGAGGTCAATAGGCGGCAATGCGGCAGCTCTTGGCACAGATAAAGGGGATGCTATTAGAAACATTACTGGAGCTATATCAGCATATGACGGTGGCGCATTGCCTGCAGGAGTAGATAGAGGAGCTTTTACACCAGTTGCAGGTGGTGGGTTAATCCCTATTGGCTCTAGTGGAGTTCGTGCTTATCAAACTTTTGACGCTAGCCGAGTAGTACCGACCGCAAACGAGAATAGACCGCTCAATATGGCAGTAGTGGTTATCATAAAAGCCAAAAATGTAAATACTCCAACAGCCAGTCAAATAGATAAAACTATACTTGCCACCGAAACGAAAGTGGGCGTAGTAAAACTCAAAAACGCTATAACTGCCAAACAAGAGGACGCGGCAGTAACTGAGAAAGCAGTTGCTGAAGCAATAGAGGCAAATAAAGGGCTAGGCATAGAGCAAGAATATAAAGACGCTACAACACAAAGAAGAATGAACGAAAGCTATGAAAACACTACAAATAAGCCAATATATCTTTATTTAGTGATAAACAATGCATATAATGTGAATTTTGATGTGCTCATAAACAATAAAAAGATACTAACTCACGATGAGCCAGGTAGGTGTATTATAAATTTCATAGTTCCACCTAAAGCAACATATAAAATCATTCCAAACTCAACTCAATACGTAATCATACACTGGGCTGAACTAAGATAAGGAGCAAATATGAAACGATATAAAAATGCGAATAATGAAATTTATGCTTATGAAGATGACATAAGCGAAGAGCTACTAAATCAAAGAATAAAAGAGCTAGGGCTAACGCCGATAAGCGACGAAGAAGCAAGCAAACTTCTTGTGCCAAAGATAGATGAGAGAGAAAAACGACTAGCAGAGGTTGAAACCGAGATCGCCGAGTGCGAAAACTATATACGCCACGCCTTAATCATCGGCAATAACGCAGTACTTGAAAATCTAAGAGCGGAGTATAAGGAACTAATCGCAGAGCGCGAAAAGCTGAACGTAACAAGCGAGCCGATAACGGCAGCGCCGACCGATCATCTGTAAGGGGGGCAAAAATGAGCTATGTAATCATCTGCGTATTGTCGTTAATTTTAGGCGTTTTACTCTGCCCTATCGTGATTTTTCTAAGAGCTAGAAAATGTGAGGGCTGGGATAGCTCGAATATGACAAACATTTTAAGAGTGTTTAGCCATTTGGCGACACATCCAGACGACTTTAGCAGGTTTCAGTACGAAGATGGCAAGAAGCCATTCTGGTACTTAGACAAAGACGAATTCACAGATGTGGTTCAAACTAGACCAACACAAAAGGATAAAAAATGAGAATAAGAATAAAAAGGTGCGAAATTTGCGCATCAAAGCTGGATAAAGACGGCGCTTGCACTTGGAGCGAGTGCCCTAAGTGTCCAGAATACAAACAGAGCGAAACAAAAGAGAATGAGAAGCCAAGCAAGAAGTCAAAAAAGGAAAATGATGCTAAAGAGTAAAGAAATATTGCAACTTATAGCGATCATTTTAGTAGAGCTTATGCTTGAGATCCTCTCATTTGTAGTTGTGCCAGTTGCATTACTATTTTGCAAAAAAGATGACGAGCATTTACCAAAGATATTTAGGTGGTTTGAAGATGCAAACGACTATTACGATGGTAAGTGTGCTGCTATCAATGGTGATAGTGGCTGGAGAGAGAAGCACTATCCTGAACCAACTAATAGAACATATAAAGCAAGACTTCTTTGGCTCTTACGCAATAGGATAGGACGTTTTTCAAGTGAAATTTTAGGCGTCAAAGTAGATGAAGTAAATCCATATAGCATAGAAACTTTAGGTGATCCCAATATCACCAGCAATGGTGGCAAAGAGAGTGGTTTTTGTAAAGTTACTTGTATCTTAAAAGATGGCAGGGAGCGTTTTGGGTTTTATAAGATTGTGCGCTATGGGAAATTTTATTGCAGGATATATTTAGGGTGGAAGCTTATGGATATAGCAGGGGCAAATGCCTTAAATTTTAAAGAGTTCACCCAGAAAGATGACAAGAAATATCTAAAAACGGTGTGGTGTATAAATCCATTAAAAAAAGTAAATCAAAAAGGAGAATAAAAATGGCAGCAAAATTTGGTGTAAACGTAACCGTATCAGCTGAGGCAGCAAGACCAATAGCAGTAGAAAGTACTACACCTATTGGTATAGCAGGGTATGAAGAGGTGCTAGAAAATGGCCTACATTTTTATATGACAACAGCAAAGGCGCTTGAAGCTCTTGAAGCAAAATACAAAGCTAAAAAGGATGCGAGCCAAGCTTTTAAAAAAGGCTCTATTTATAGGGCTTTAAAAGGTATTGAAGATCAGGCGGTTAATACGCAGATTATTTTAAGCGTATTCACCAAAGACGACGATAGCGATACGAACAATGAGATCACAGAGTGCAAAAGTGCCATTACAGAGTTTGCTAAAGCTAAATCTCGCTTCGGATATAACCCTAATCTAATCGTAGCGCCCGAATATAGTCACGAAGACGCCGTAAAGGGCGAGATAGAAAAGATGGCAACCAGGCTAAAAGCAACTGGCATTGTAGATCTAAAAGCAGATGACGCAGCAGCAGCCATTGTTAAAATGGGCGATTTTGGTACAAATAGACTAGTTGCCGCTTATCCAAATGTCAAGGTTTGGGATGATGAAACGAACGCTTATGTCTATGAGGGGCAAAGTGCTAGAATAGCCGGCATGATAGCCCATACAGATGGCGCAAGCGAGTTTGGATATAGCGACAGCTACTCAAACAGAGTGATGATAGGGGTTTCGGGCACGCAAATAGACGTAGATTTCGAGCTTGGAGAAACTTGCACGGCTGATGAGCTAAGGGCAGCAAAAATTTCTACCATCATTAGAGAGAGTGGCTTTAGAGCTTGGGGCGGAGAGACTAGCGATCAGGATACTATATGGAAAGACCTTGCAAGAGTAAGGGTATTTGACCGTATTTCGCAAGCTTGCCAAAAGGGAGTGCTGTTTGCGATCGATAGAAAAGCTAGTGAGCTTTATCATGCAAAAAGATCAGTTAGCGAGCTCCTTCGTCAGCTAGTTGGAGCAAAGGTACTTCTTGGATATGAGCTTAGCTGGAGTGCAAAAAACACCGACGCAACTATCACGGCTGGCAAATTTTACCTTGATGTCAGAATGCAAAACAATCCAATCGTTAAGCAGCTTACACTTGATTTTATCTACGTGGATAAATACGGTAGCGTTTTGATGGATGAGTTAAACAAATAAAGGAGATAAACAATGAAAAGACAAATTCCTCAAGTAATCCAAGAAGGTAACGTTTATATAGATGGCATCGGCTATCTTGGCGTAACAAAAAAGCTTAAACTTCCCACAATAGAGTTTGAAATGATAGAGAGCAAAGGAGCTCTTAGCACAAATTATACAACTGGCATGCTAAAGGCAACAGAGGTTGAATTTACAGTTAGTGTGCTGGATAAAAACATGTGGGTAAATTTGGGGCTAAACAGCTTTACCAACCGCATTCCGTGGCTTTTTAAAGCTAGCATTTTCCAAAGTGGCAAAAGTAAAACCGTGCCTTTTAGCGCAGCCTTTACTGGAGATATTATCAGTTATGAAGTATCTGAGTTTGAAAGCGGAAAAGAGCTAGAAGTTAATATTAAGCTATCAGCTCATTTCGTGGACATCAACGTGGATGGTGTGCCAATGGTGCTAAAAGATAGTGAAAATATGATATGCGTTATAGGCGGAGTTGATTATATGGCAGGGGTTCGCTCAAATTTAGGAGAGTGATTTTTTATACTAAGCCTGCTTGTTTTACTTTGATATGTAGCCAAGCAGGCAAAAACAACAAAAGGATATAAGAATGAAAGAGATAAAGATAAAAGATGAAATTTGGCAAATGCACGCACCAAAAGTAAGAACCATTAAGATGGCGGATGAAAATGGTGGTAGCGATATGGCAAAAACTATCTATATGATAGCTGCACTTTGTAATAAGACACAAGATGAAGTTGAAAATTTGGAGTTTAAAGAATTTATGTCTTTACAAAAGGCGTTAAATGATTTTTTAGATGTAAGGGCGGAGTAAATAACGAAAATATCGCCCTTATAGCTCATGTTTTAGGCTATGGATATAGCGAGATAATAAATCTTAGTTTGAGTGATTTTAGTGAGTTTTTAGAAATTTCAGTAAAGATATTAAAGGCTAGGCAGGTTTGAGCGTTTATCTTTTGAGTTAAAAAGGCTATAAATGGATATTAAAAAGGATTTGACAATATCTAATGCTAAAAACAAAACAGCTACAAGTAAAAAGGCTGGAAAAGATAAAAATAGACCTATGATATAAGCAAAGGGAGCTGCTATTAGCATACCTAAAAGGTCAAGCTCGCTGCTAAAGATAAAAAATAGAGAAAAAAGCGTGGCAAAGCACTCCATAAAGTAGTTATTGCTACACAAAAACTCTGTAAAGCTAAAATTTTTCATAAGTTAATTATAGCTTGCAAAGATATAAAAAGCAAGAAAGGTAAAAATGGATAATACTTCAGTTAGTATAACAGTTGGACTTATTACAAAAGGCTTTTCTGCACTAAGTGGAGATATAGGCAAACTTAGTGCATTAACTAATCGTCTAAGTGCTGCTGGTAAAGAGGTTGGTAAGCTAAATGAACGTATTTCAAAGATTAGTGCAATAAAAGCAAACATAAGTATAAACAAGCAAAACATTGCTAGTGAGCTTTCAAATGTTGCTGAGATCGCTGCAAAAATATCATCTGTTGCACTACCTGTAAAGCTTGCTATTGACTATGAAGACGCCTTTGCTGATGTTAAAAAGGTGGTTGATTTTAGTGATAATGGCGAGATGAAAAAATTTAGTAACGAGCTTTTAAAGATGAGCCAGGTTATACCACTTAGCGCAAAAGAGCTTACGCAAATAGCAGCTGCTGGCGGTCAAATGGGTATAGCAAAAGATGAACTACTTGAATTTACGCAGATCACCGCAAAGCTAGCAGTTGCGTTTGATACCACGGCTGATAGTGCTGGAGAGAGCATAGGAAAGATAAAAAATATCCTAAATATGGATCTGGCTCAGACAAAAGGGCTAATGGATGTGATAAACGGTCTTTCAAACTCAAATCCAGCAAAAGCGTCTGAGCTAGTTGAGATAATGAAACGAATAGCAGCACAAGGTAAGCAAATAGGCTTAGCTAGTGAAAAGACAGCCGCTCTTGGCGCTGCATTTATCTCACTTGGCAAAGCTCCAGAAACTGCTGCGAATGCTGCTAACAAACTTATGAAAACGCTTGGAAATATAAGCACTTTAGATGAAAAAGGTCAAAAAGCATTAAATGAGCTTGGACTTGATAAAGAGTATATATTGGCTGGAATGAGGGCTGATCCATCCAAAATGATGATAAGTTTTTTAGAGCGCATAAAGAGTGTAGATGATAGCAAAAGAGGAGCTATTTTAAATACTTTGTTTGGAGATAACTACGATACTGATATCGCAACCTTAATAGGCGGTCTTGATACGCTTAAAAAGGCGATGGCTGATGTAGCTGATACTTCAAAATTTAAAGATAGTGCAGATAAGGAATTTGAGAATAAATCAAGCACAACAGCTTCAGCTATAAAACGCTTACAAGGTGCATGGAGTGCCTTTGGCATAAGCATAGGCGAGATGTTTTTGCCAGCTATTAACACACTATCATCATTTTTAGCAAATATTGCAAAGACACTATCATATATACATGAGAATTTTCCAGTAGCTTCAAAGATTGTTTTTGGATTTATTGGTGGATTTATGGCATTTAGTGCTATTGCACCGATGCTAAAGATCGCAAGATATGGCTTTAGCATACTTTTTTCAGAAATAAAAATAGCATATCAAAGCACTATGTGGCTAGCAAATGCTTTAAAGCTGGTTGCATCTCGCTCACTCTTAACTTCAGCCTACACGAAAGCTCTAGCATCAGCGCAAAGAGCTTGTCAGGCAGCTACAATAGGACTTAGTAAGATTTATAAGACCTTAGCTGCTGCTATGTCAGTATCTATAAAGGCCATAAAATCTATGAAATTTGCTCTTATTAGCACAGGCATTGGTGCCATAGTAGTAGCTCTTGGCACAGCAGCGGCCTATCTTATGGAAAATTGGGAAAAAGTAAAGGCATTTTTTCTTGAGATATGGGAGAGTGTAAAGCCATATTGGGAGAGCACGACAAAGTTTTTTAGTGATCTTTGGCAAGGAGTGAGCGACTTTTTAAGCGCTATTTTTGAGCCAGTTATCAAGATATGGGATGAGCTTTTTGGTGGCTTTTTTGACTGGATAGCTGAGAAATTTGGCTGGATAAATGACATGGTCGGTGAGGCCATTAAGGGGCTAAGTAGTGCTTGGAGCAAGACAAAAGAATTCTTTGGCTTTGGAGACGATGAGCAAGCAAGTAGTGAGCTAAAGCCAAAAGATGATAGCGGTGGCTTTTTTAACTCTATCTTTGGCTCAGATAGTGATACCAACGCAGAGGCTCCAGCTTTAGTAGCAGCTAGCCCAGGTGGTGGCGCCATCAATATTAGCTTTAATGGTGATTTTTTACTTAACTCAGACAATGGCAAATTTGACCTAGAAAGCTTTAAGGCTCAAATAGTAAAAGGCGTTAAAGACGCACTAAGACGTGATGAGTTTAACCGTAAAAACACGGATGTAAGGGGATAATATGGTGCTAAATCTTGGTGGGTTTAAATTTAGATGGGAGCAAACTAATAGCATTGGCATTGAGACTGCTTTTGGTATAAGCGAACAAGAGCGGATACAAAACTATCCAGCCTTATTTAGTGCAAATTTAGGGAGCAGCGCACTTAATATAGAGGGCCAAACGCTGCCATATCACGGCGATAAACAAGGTGCACTAAAGCCACTTTATGCCTTAGCCGCCTTACGTCAAAGCTTGCCGCTTACAAATGGAAACGGTAAATATTTTGGTCGCTTCGTTATAGTAAAAATCAGTGAAAAACAAGCTATTTTTACTCCAAATGGAGCATTTTTTACACAAAGTTTTAGTTTGGAGCTAAAAAGGGATTATGATTAAAAAGAAAAGGAGTAACGATCGCGAAGTATGGCAAAGCTAGGCGAGGCGACCGAGTATTTTGCGAGGGAGTTTATCTTTTATAAATGACCGAAGCAAAAACGCAGGGCAACAAAGTATGGCGTAGCCAGACGAGCAGGTTGAAAAGCAAGATGAAAATATATATAGCTAAAGACGGTGATAGGCTTGATACTATCACCTACAACCACTACGGACATCTAAGGTTTTTTGAGCAAATTCTAACTATAAACCCAAAGCTTAACACAACACTTCACGCAGGCGATAGGGTGTTTTTGCCTGATATAAAAGAAGTAGCAAAAGAGCAGGCAAAACTATGGTGAGAAAACCAGCTTTCAAGCTAGAAGCCAGCGGTAAAGACATAACAAACATCATCAGACAAAACCTAATAAGTCTAAGCTTTACTGATAAAGAGGGCAATGAAAGTGACGAAATCAGCTTTACCCTATTTGGCATATATGCAAAGCCAGTATTTGGAGATAAGCTTAAACTTTGGTTGGGATATGAAAATGAGCTCTATCTTTGTGGCTCTTTTAGCGTGCAAACGGCTAGCAGGGATTATAAAAACCAAACTACCGAGGTTAGAGCAACTGCTGTAAATTTTGCAAGCCCTGCAAAAGAGAAAAGACGTGTGAGCTGGGAAAATACAACGCTTTTTGGGATAGCTAAAAAGATAGCTAGTACCAATGCACTATCTTTAAAAACAAGCGGTAGCGACCAAAACATAGCTTCTGTTATCCAGGATAATGTAAGCGACATAGAGTTTTTATATGATCTATGCGTCAAATTTGGCTTTTTAATGGCTGTTAAAAATGATAATATCATCATAACAGCCAAAGATGCCAAGGGCGATGCTAGCCAAACCTCAAATACTTCAAAAAACGAGAATTTGCCCACTTTTACACTAAATTTAACTGATCTTTACTCGCTAGAGATCACTGAAGCTAATAGAAACTCTTATACAGCCGTAATAGTAGAGTGGCAAGATATAGAAGCTGGTAAGGTAAAAAGCATTAAGGTGGGAAGTGGGGAACAGGTATATAAGATGCAGATAGCTCAGCCAAAAAGTGATAATGAGGCCTTTAAACAAGCAGAAGCTAAACTTAACGAGCTACAGCGCGGCGGAATAAATGGTAGATGTAGCTGCGAAGGGAAAAATATCGTAGCAGGCGGCAAGCTTAAATTTGGTGGAGTTGCTGGACTAGAAGCAAATGAGTTTAGTATAAAAGAAGTAAGCCATAAGCTTAGCACGAGTGGGTATGAAATAGACATAGAGTTTGAGGGGTAAAATTTTAGTTATTTAATATGTTTTAAAAGGTTGTAAAAAGCTATTTAAAAATATAAAAATTTACGTTAGAAATCAAAGTGGAAAAATGTGGTTTTTAGCTCACTTTGATTTTAAGCGTAAAATCACTTTGATTTGAAAAGTCGTTTTACATTATGGTTTTGCAATAAAAGTTGCAAATGATACAATCATCATCACACCAAAAGATATGGGATTTTACAGATTTGTAAGAACAGGTGAGTTGCAGGCTTATTTGTTTGCATTTTTGTTATAAATTTTATACAACATATGGCTATACTCAGCTTCTTTTATTTTGTTGTTTTGTTTTATAGCCTCAAAAGCACTCTTTATATCTTCTTCTGAAAAAATAGCTAGCAATCTGCTAATATTTATCCGATTTAAAAATGTTGATAAATTTGTACCAGCATATTCATTATTCAACTCTTTTAGATACAAATCATCAACTTTTTGTAAGTTTTTAATTGAATATTTTTCAAAATCCAAATCAAATGAATTTTTAAAGCTAGAGTTTTCAATATATGTATTTATAAACTTAGCGTTTTTAAATTTACATTTTTGAAATCGACAATTTTTAAAAATACAGTTATCAAAAGTAGTACCAATAAACCTACTACCATTAAAATTGCAATTAATAAAACTTATGCCTACAAATTTAGCACCGCTAAAACAGCAGTACTTTAGGTTTGATTTTTGAAACAATGTTCCAAAAAAATTGCATCTTTTAAAGCTTGAGTGAATAGAGTTCGAATTTCTAAAATCTTTATATTGAAAATTTTTATCGTCTATATTCTTTCCAGAATATGAAAAGAATATATTTCTAGGGTATTTTTGTTTCCTTTTTTTTGAAAATACTTTTGAATTAAAATCTTTTGGCATTATTCATTATTCTCGCTTTTGCACCATGCAGCAGTGATATCAAATTA